GCAGGCTAGAGAAGCCATCAAAGCAGCATGGACCGGGTGATCCTTAGCCAATAAGGAAATAAACAATGGCTGCTAGTTTAACTACTCTTAGCTCTGTCATGAAGCAGTTCTATCTGGGACCGTTGCAGGACCAGTTGAACAACGAAATCATGGCGTTCGATCTCTTCCAGAAAGAGAAAGTCGACTGGGTCGGCAAGGAAGCGATCATTCCCGTTCGCACGGCGCGTAATAGCTCGCCCGCATTTAGCGCAAGCGCTGCGCTCCCGACTGCAAGCCAGCAGACCTATGCATCGCTGACGGTCCAGGCAAAGTACCTGTACGGGCGCATGGAAATCGAAGGCCCGGCAATCGCTCAGGCCAAGGCCAGCGTTGGTGCTTTCATCAACGGTCTTCAGGTCGAGCTTGATGGCGCAATGGAAACCGTCAAGAACGCTGCTGACCAAGCGATGTTCACCGGCGGTGGTGCTGTTGGTTTCTTGAACGAGCGTGAGGCATTCGCTGCTAACGCTCCGATTGAGTTTTCCGGCAACATCGATCTTGTCCCGGAAACGGCTGCCGCTAAGGTTGCTGGTACGCTCGTCCGTCTCGACACCTACAAGTCGATCGCCGTGACGATGTATCGTGACGCTGGCGCCAAGCAGCACATCAAGTTTGATGCCGCTGTGGACACGCGTGACATTGACGGTGCGGGCACCGCTGCTGCGGGCACGGCTCACCTCGTCATCATCGGCAACAAGACCGCCGAGTCCATGGGTATCTATGGCAACCTCGGTGAGAAGACGCACTTTGGCGTTGACCGAAGTGACCAAGTCGCCCCGGCCTCCAAGGCAAACGAAGTGCTTCAGAGCATCATTCGTGCGGCTAACCTGAGCGGTACGGGTGATCGTGTTGATCTCAGCACGGGTCGCATGCAGGCGATCCTTGATGACATCGCCACCGAGTCGGGCTCGACGCCGGACTGCATGATTGCACACTACGTGTTCCGTCAGCAGTACGTCGGCCAGCTGTCGTTCACCAGCACGGCTACCACGGCTACCAGCCGCACCAAGTCGGTGGACAACGGCGACGCTGGTTTTGACATGGGCTCGCTGTCGTTCAACGGCATCCCGCTCAAGGTCAGCCGCCACTGCGGCAAGGGCCTGCTGATCTTCCTTCACACCAAGTCCTGGGCTCTGGTGCAGATCGAAGATCCGAACCTGGCTGACTTGGACGGTAACGTCTTGAGCCGAGTGTCGAACAGCGACTCGTACGAAGCGTACGTGCGGTACTACTACAACCTCGTGTGCAAGCAGCCGAATCGCAATGCGATCTTGGTCGGCTTGAACTTTGCGGCGTAGTACCTAGCGTGGAGTGGATCGCTCTCTCACTGGATCTGGCGCAGACCGCATTGGTGTTCATCATCTGGCGGGATGTTAGGAACTGGTGGGGGAGTGATCCCTCCCAAGGCGCTGAAGATATTGTTAGGCCCCAAGATATACTTGGCGAGCCGTAGGACGGTCCTATGAAGAATGGTGGAACAGGTTGGCGCAAGATTGTGATGGGTGTCGTTGCGGCGCTCCTTCCGTTGATTTTGCGTGCAATCAATCCCGAGATGCCGGTCGAAGAGATCGTCGTCAGTGTTATGGGTTTGCTTGGTGCAATCCTTGGTGTCGCCTGGCAGGATGCTGCTAAAGAGAAGCGAGCTGCCTTGGAGAGCGTCAACAGCCCCCAGCCACAATCCCCAGAAACCCAGGAATAAAGAATCTTGATCCGAAGGATTCTGGGGGCCTCGATCTCAGCCTTGGCGGTAACGACGATCGTTGGTTTGTCCGTAGCGACCTTACTCATCGTGTCGGCAAGCAGTTTGAAGTCGGGCTAACAGGCGAGATCAAATCAGACTGGGACAGCGACCCTACGTGGGCTGTTGGTGCCGGTCTCAAATGGAGATGGTGATATGGCCTACATGGGCTTCAAGAAACTCAAGAGCAAGCTCGAGTCCGAGGGTAAGAGCCCGAAGGCTGCTGGCGCTATCGCCGCTTCGGTAGGCCGTAAGAAGTACGGCGCTAAGAAGTTTAACAAGGCTGCTGCTGAGGGTAAGTCGTTGCGTGGCGCAGCTGCGAAGCGCATCAAGAACAAGATGGACTACTCCAAGCAGAACGTTAGCTATTCGTAAGGCGAGCACATGAAGATCCCTAACGCTGGTAAACTGTCTGATCAGATCGGCCAATGCCGCAGTGACCGAACGAAGTATGCTCGGGCGTGGGATCTGTGCTTGCTGTTCCTGCAAGGGAAGCAGCACGTCAAATACGACAGAGTGAAGCAGACCTTTGTGCGTACAGGCGCTGACGAGATGCAGGTGACTATCAACCTGATCGTCAACATCTACCGCAACATTCAAGCTCGGCTGTCGCTCGCATATCCGTCCTGCACAGTGTTGCCGGCCTCTGAGTCCAACGAGGACATCATCAAGGCGAAGAGTTGCGAGTATGCGCTCCGGTACTACTGGAACCAGGACAAGCTCAAACGCAAGTTGGTGGAGTCGATTCGGTGGCTGCTGTCCTGCGGCAACGTCGGTCTGCACACCAAGTACAACGGCGAGAAGGTGACCACCGAGGTCATCAGTCCGTACGACATGTACTTCGAGCCGGGGATTGACGATCCCGAAGAATGCAACTGGTACGCTTATGCTAAGCTGGTGAATCGTGACGAACTTGAAGAGGCCTATCCTGACAAGAAGGACATCATCAAGAATGCGGCAGAGGCTACCAACTCCACTCCCGGTGCCTCATGGTTCAAGCTACGCCAAACGTCTAAGCCTAAGGATCGCGTCGAAATCTTTGACGTGTACTTTCGCAACGGTGAGCGGCGTGTCGTTCTGGATGGAAACTATCTGTTCAAAGGCAAGTGGGTGGGTAAGACCATGCCGCTTCAGTTTATCCGGTATACTCCGATCCCTGGGCAACTGTGGGGTATGGGTATGGTTGAGCCGCTACTGGACATCCAGGATCAGTACAATAAGGTCCGTGGTCAGATTATCGAGAACAGCGACCTGATCGCCAATCCGAAGTGGATGATCCCGAAGAGCGCTGGTGTGCCACCATCGAGCATCACTCGGCGGCGTGGTGAGAAGGTATACTACAACGACGTGGGTGGGCAGCGTCCTATCCCGGTCCAGATGCCATCGCTTCCGGGTTACGTTCTCCAGCAGGTGAGTGTGCTCGCAGGTGAGATGCTCGACGTTGCGGGTGTCCACGCTACGAGCCTTGGCAAGCGCGCTGTGGGTGTGACTTCTAGTGTCGCCATGCAGCAGCTCTCGAGCAAAGATTCGCAGCAACTCATGGTCACGCAGGAGGACCTCGAGGAGGCTGTGGCGGACCTAGGTAAGGTGGTGCTGACGCTGATGCAGAAGTACTACACTGAGAAGCGTATGGTCCGTATGCTCGACAACCTTGGCGAGGTGGTGTTCCAAGCGCTCGACAGCACAAGCCTGATGAAAGACCCTGAGGTGTTTATCGAAGCGGGCTCTATGTTCCGTAACGAGCGTCAGGATCGTGATCAGAAGGTTCTCGAGTTGGTGCAGATGGGCATGATCCAGCCGCAAGAGGCTATGAAGGAACTGACCTTTGGCGGTGGTCTCGAGCAGGTCAGCGAGAAGTTGCAGGCCATGTCGCACGCACAGGATCTGCTCAACGCAGCCAAGATGGGCGCTGCCATCGAGATCTTCCCAACCGACGACCTCAAGGCGTTCGGCGAAGTGTTCGGGGACTACATCCGCACAGAAGAATACTACCAGCTGCCCCAAGAGCGACAGCAGTACATTCGAGACATCTTTGTCAGCGTCGAAACCTTTGGTACACAAGCAGAGGTGCAGGTCGAAGCGCTGGCGAACCGCAAGGTCTTCCCCCGTTCGGCGCCACAGGAACAAGGTCAGCAGATGGCAGTCGCCATGGAGTCGCCCGTCGCCGCTATTCAAGCACAGATGGAAAGCGAGCGGATGGGGTCGCTTGATATGAGCCGTCAGATGGTGGACGAAGCATCACCCGAGCAGGGCATTCCGACGACTCGGATGGGGGCTCAAGGATGAACGTAACGCAAGTCTATGATCTGTTCCGTGCGTTGATCGATGAGTCCGATGAGACCTTCCTCACCGAGGCACAGGCGGAGTCCTACCTAGCGCAGGGCTACCGTGAGTTTCGGCAGATGGTGTACTCGGTGGATCCCGACATCTACAACGAGCACTACCTGTTCACAGGCACGGGCAAGACCTTCAGCTTGAACGGAACGCTGCTGGGCCCAGGGGCGACGAATCGCATGGAGCGGTTTCTGCGCTTGGGTCAGATCGACAGCATCGCCGGCAACGAGGTGCAGTACTATCTCGAGGCGACGCCGTCACAAGAGCAACTTGAGCGTGAACAGGGTGAATACTGCCTCAGTGGCCGCACGCTAATCTTCAGTGACAGCCGCACTGACTTCTTTAGAATCGAGTACGTTCCGGCCAGCACAGTCGACTGGACGCTGCACGGGCCTGCGGACAACGAGTACATCGACGACCTACAGGATCAGCACCCTCTGATCGCTCTGTTAGCGGCGCAGTACTACCAAATCCGTGACGGGGCAACGAACCCGGTGTTGCAGAGCCAGCTCGCCGTCAAACGGTTAGACCTTACCAACTACCTGACGCAGGGTCGCAACCAAGCAGGGTCGCACTACATCACACCTCAAGTTGAATTTTATATGGGCTGACGATGGCGACACCAGGCACTGACGTTGAACTAAT